CCGTATTTTATAAATTTGTACCATATTCTTTCGTGAATATAGTATTGTATTGGCTTCCATAATAACTCCGCTATACCGAAAGCAGTTCCCCATTTAACAGAACCGGTAATTAACCATATTGTTAAAAATCCAATAGTGGTACTTACTACTCTATAACTAATAGTTTTTGCTATGTGTCTTTTATAATGAACCATTTCTTATAGCAGTTCCACTAATTAAACCTATTTCTGTTGGTGGTTCGTGATATATTACATCATACCCAACGTATCTCCCATAATTAACAGATTCAATATCTGGAATAATTGAAATGTATAACCTACCCGATTCTAATTTATCTTTTAATACATTAGTTAATTCAATTAAAACTTCTTGTGCAGATTTAGGATTGTTTTCATCTCGTGGTACATCTCTAATAGCTACCCAAACGTTTTTACCTTTATCATATTGTTGTGATATTAACCAATCGTGTCCTTCATGCCACGTCTGCCATCTTCCGATGAATAATGCGTATTTTTTCATAATTTAAATAATAAACGGTAATATTGCCAATTCTTTTGCTTTTGCCTCAACCATAACATCTACAACCATACCGTATGTATTTGGTAAAGAATTGATATAATCTGAATGAGCTTGTGGTTTTAGTTTTATATTTTCTTCGTGTAATGATTTTGATTCGGAGTAATGAACTTCGGGTGTAATACCTTTTGGCCAACTTGTTATTGCAAGTTTAAGTGCTTGCTCCTCTGATAAATCACCGGTACAAAATTGGTGGTGATGGTAATCAAATACAATTGGAATACCCGTTTTGTGATGAATATACATCAAATCTGAAACAGAGTACATAGATGCTTTATCATCATTCTCCAATGTCAATCGTTTCCTTACACTGTCAGAGAGTTTCTCAAAGTTAGCACAGAATCTATCCATTGCAGATATTTTATCTCCGTAGACACCGTTACAATGAATATTAATATTATTGTATGGGGTTAAAGATAAACCCATAAGGTCAAATAACTTACCATGTAACTCCAAATCTATAATAGTGTTAGCAACTACTTTTGGATTAGGAGAAACTAACACATTAAACGGACCTGGGTGTGAATTAATACGCAAACCATTTTCTTTGGCATAAGTACCACAACCTTTAAGTATATTTGATATTTTAGTGTAATCAGGTAAATCTTCTAAATTGTATTCACTTGCCCACGGAAACATATCGGATGAAATACGAAACATTTTGATGTTATTTGCTACATTCCATTTAAGAATCTCAAATAAATCACGAGAGTTTTGTAGTGCTAATTCGGAGGCATAAGAAATACCTTTTTGTGTAAAGGTTTTCTTAACCATACTACGATTTGTAGTGATGCGAGGGGTTTGTTCCCCCAATGTCATATTGATGCAAGCATATCCTATATTCATAGAACAAATATAAGAAATTTATTTTATAATTCCAAGCTTTATATTGAAAAACTTTCACCACACCCACAAGTTCTACTTGCATTGGGGTTTTGCCATTGAAAACCTTTTCCGTTTAGGCCGTCGGAATATGTTAATTCTGTACCAGCTAGGTACAAAAGTGATTTACGGTCTATTATTACTTTTAATCCGTTTGAAGTGTCCACAACATCATCTGTTGTTTTAATATTATCATCAAAATCCATTACATAAGATAAACCACTACAACCACCACCTTCAACACCGACTCTCAAATAATGAGTATCGATATTTATGCCTTTTTCCATCATCAAAGATGTAATATGGCTCAATGCTATTTCTGAAACAGTTACCATTAGTAAATCTTTATGTTTTCTTCTTCGTTTTTAATTTTGTTAAGTTCTCTGGCATCTCCACCTTTTTGATTTAACCAATATTGAACTGCTTTTGGGTTATTTATCCACGATTTTTTGTTATTCCATTGAAATTCAGGATGCATAAATTCTTCCCATTGTAAAATTGGTTTTTCTGGTTCTTCTTGTGGATTATTTTCCACATTAAGTGGGGTTTCTTCCTCTAATGTTGAATTTTTTCCACTATCACCGTAAACTTGGTAAATTTTTTCCACTAATTCGGAATTTGTCCGAGTTACCTCTTCATTTTTGACATTTTCTGTTAAATTTTCTTCCTCTTTTCGGATTTTTACTCCAACTAAACCATTGAATGCGATGATGAGAGCAACTGCAAGGGGGTCAAACACAATTACAATGAGAAAAATGAAGAATTTTACAACATTTTTCAATTCCATATCAAATGCATCGGCAACAAAACGGAATCCACCCACCTCTTTTTCTAATCCTAAGTTAGAAATCTTAATTTGGTTGATTTTTTCAGTTTCGAGAGCATTTTCGGTTTGTAAATTAGAGATTTTATCGTTGATTTTACTGATTTGCTTATCTCTATTATCAATTGAACGAATTAAACGATTATTTACCTTACCACCATCTAATATTTTGCCTTGATTTGAGTTAAATTCGGTAATTTGGGTAGAAAGTTGAGTAATTTGGGTGTTATTTTGGTCAATTTTAGTTTGATGAACTGCAATTTCTCTATCTACCTGTTGTAGTTGAAGGGATTGCGCTTGGAACGCATTTGATAAATAACCAAAGATTCCGGCAGATGTAATTAACATAAGAACACCAACTGAAATAGTTAAATACCATTTGTTAAATCCACCAATATCATCCCATTTTTGTTTTAGATAGGTAGCAGCAACTAATTTAGCAAGTTCCAATGAGCCAGCCATTACCATAACAGATGTAGATGCTCCTGCAAATAGAACTCCTAAACCTGTTACAGAAAAATATGCCGCACATCCTGCTATAATTAAAGCAGATATACCTACTAATACTTTTAGCCAATTCATTATTCTCTTTCGATAGTGATTAATTCTTGAATTCTTTCGTTTACTTTTTGCGCATCCTTAATGATTTGTAGGATTTCTGCGTGTGAAAGTTGCATTGCTCCGTTTGCTGCTCCTTCGATTATTCTCAATTTACCTACCATTACTTCTGTTAGGTTGAGAACTTGTTGTTTGTACATCATGCTCATAGTAATAAATATTTTATATATAAAAAAAGAGTGGAACATAGTTGCTCCACTCCTTAAAGATACTAAAAATAACCCAAATTACCTAATATTAATAGATATTTTTTTTGCTTTGGCTTCATCTTTCTTAGAGATGGTAATTACCAATAACCCATTATCGAACTTAGCTTCTGATTTTGTACCATCGTAATCTTTGTTTAATTTAACTGTAAAGTCAATTTCTTGTACCAAACTGCAAGAACTTTCTGGTTTTGTAGATTTAATACCAATTTCTTCTGTGGTTGAGTATAATGAAATTTGTTTAGGGTCATGTCCAACTACATTTACAGTTAATATAATCTTATCGTTTTCTACATGATAAACATAATCAGCTTCTCCGTTTTTAGTAGCAGTAGTTGTTGTTTTCCAAGATTGTTTTGGTAATCTTGCATCGAATAACTTATCGATTAAATGGTCTAAATTTGATGTGTGCATAATAATAATTGTTTAAAGTTTAAATATAAAGGTTCAATTTCTATACCAAATGAAAAAAGTATGACATTTTGTCATACTTTCTACTCCTACTATTGTGAATTTCGGAAATTTTGTCGTTCTATGATAGTAGACATATAATCTGCCCAATGCATAATATACTGAATGTTGTATCTCAAACTTTTAGAAATATCATGCGTTTTGTAGTATTTAATGTTTTCCTCATCAAACATACCATCTGTAAGTTTAATTCCAAAATACTCTTTCTCATTATAAGTAATACCGTAATGATTTAGAGTAAAAAAAGTTCTATCGGTAAGTGTCATATATGAATTATCTGAATTCATTTTGAAAGCATCACCTCTATTCTTAATATGCCAATCAGAATCATTTTGAATATAATGTAAATTTCCTTTTGTTCCTAATTTACCCAAATCATGATGCAAAGCAGTAAATACTAACTCTTCATCAGTAAAGTCAATTTCACCACCTGCGGCAGCAAAAGTTTCTTTCATTCTTAAAGCATTCTTTGTAACATTAAAAATATGGTCAATATACCCACCAATATAAGCATTATGATAATTTACGTTTCCACTTGCTGGTGCTAATGTTAGGTTGATACCCAACTCTGATTCTGAATACATATGGAGCAATTTCTCTAACCTCTCTCCTGTAAAGTATTTGTTAATGATTCCTATGAACCTTGTGTAGTTTTGTTTTAATTCTTCTTCTGTTTTTTGTCTCATTGTTTGAAAGTTTAAATTGAATATTAAGTTGTGAAGCTGCTAAGCTGCTTTAAGCTACTATAAAAAGATACCCCAAATATACGAAAAATATTTTACTTTTCCTAATCATTTCAGAAATAAATCTTTTTTTGTTAAAATTTTGTAAAGTATTTCTACTTCCTCTTCTGTTTCTAATTCAGGCATATCTTCATCAAATAACCTAATTGTATATACTGGTTCACCGTCTTCCCCTACAAAGGCGTCCGATTCCGAACTAAATAATACGGGAGCAAATTCCATTTCTGGTATTTCATCTTCATCAATATCAATTAAAGGGATTACATAGTAGTGATAGGAGTCTTCTCCATCTTCTACTTCGAGTCTGTGACACTTCCATTTGTTGAAGCTAGACTCTGTTATAAGGGTTTGTGGAACTATAATCATACTACTAATATACTAAAAATTTTTGATTTTAACAAATTTATTTTGTAGTTATGGTATGTAAATATGTTGGGAAATTTACATGTATGTGGTTAAACAGTTTATTAGCATATAGATTATTATGGTTAGGTCCTGGGTGTGCCCCATCAACTCCTTTATCGATAATAACATTATAATCACCATCAAATCTATTATATTCTTGGTAATCATTTGAAATAGCAAAAGAACCGTTCCATAACCAATTACACTTTTTTGATTCTAAAAAATATTTTATTAGTAAGTGGTTTTTATACCAATTTATAAAATCGGAATTATCGTTTTGCAATTCAACCATATTTTTTTGTATAGCCTCACCATCCGTTGTTTCCAATAAATACCCCCATACACTTTGAGGCATAAATGGTTCAATCCCATTTGTTTCTGTATAAATTTCTCTTCTACATATATTTGGGTATTGTATTAAAACTAAATCCGGTTTCAATAAATCATAATAAGATATTAAACATCTAACTATGTAATCAGAACTTCTACCACCACATCCAAAATTTAAATTAACTGAATCTTTAATTAGATTACAAAATTGTTTTGGCCAAGTATCTTCATAATTTACACCAACTCCCTCCGTATGAGAACATCCTAATGATAGTACTTTAAATCCGGTTTTGCTAATCGAATCCCCTCTAAACCCTAATTCGTTATATGAGTATGTACATAATTCCGTATTATCAGAACCAGATGTATTGTATGTTTTATTTACCCTATCACTTAAATTAAATTTATAAGTTGATATTTCAAAATTTTGATTATTCCAATATTTTAAAGATTTCATATTTAAATAATAATTTTATTAACACCAATTAAATTGTATATAAAATGGGCAAAATTAAAATGACCATTGAAAGAAAAATGAGTATCATTTACAACACCATTCGTTGCTTTGTATATTGTTTCAAATGATGCATATACACCATAATCATCTTCCAAAGACCAAAGGTAAACATATTTTACTTCACGTTCATTTAACAATCTATTTTTAATAAAGTTAAATCGTTTGATATGCCTATCTTTATAAAACCTATGATTAGAAAAATAATATTGAAAGTTAATCAATGCTTCTATTTTTTCATCATCATTTTCATTTGTTTGATTTTTTGCGTGATATATTTGTGGCTCTATATCATCCATAAACGTTTTGTTTTTTTCGTAGCCAGATAATATACTATATGTTCCATTTTTAAAAGGAACATCCATTCTTCCGTGAAGTGTCATATTAATCACTACAACATCGTTTGGTTGTATAGAATCGTAATTATCTATTATACAATCTAAAATATAATCATTCGATGCACCATTCTTTCCCAAATTTTTAGCATTATAGTTTAATAATTTAGCTAAATGATTTATCCAAATATCATCCCCATCTTTTTTGAAAGATAGATAATTGGTTTTTGTATTAGAATCACAATCTACATTACAACCATGTCCAAATGTCATAGAATCCCCAAATGCCCAAAGTGTATTCATTATAGTAAA